ATCATAACTATTAGTCATTTCCACCTCTTAGACACTATTTATTGTGATTACATATCAGATCTGGAGTAATTTTTATGTCTTCACTATTAGAAGAAGCGATTGTTGACGCAAAAGCCCTCAAGTCAGCCGCCCTCAAAAATGCCGAAAATACGGTCCTGGAGAAGTATTCGTCCGAAGTGAAAGATGCTATCTCTACATTATTAGAACAGGATGAATTTGGGCTCGAAGAGGATGCTGAAGGGGGTGCCCCTGATCTATCTTTTACAGACGAGGTGCCATTTGCATTTCAAACCGAAGAGCTTGATGCACCAGCAGAAAATGAATTAATTGAAATTGATTTTGATCAATTGAAAGCCAGAATTGCTGAAGAAGAGGCAGCTGGGGTCGAGACGCCGCTTGATGCGACGATGGACGCCGAAGCCACTGCATTGGAACTTCAAGAAGATGGCCCCATCACAGATGTCGAACTAGAGGATGATTCGCAAGAAGATACCGCATCGATTGCGACTGGAAAATATGTAGGGCAGACCGTGGGCGCGGCCGAGACCTCTCCTCGTCGCGACGACGATTTAGATGAAGATATCGCCCTTTCTGAAGAAATGCTCTCTGATTTAGTCGAAGAACTTGTGGTGGATATGATTCCTCGTCCACAAGGTTGGTCGGCCGAAGGCTCCGCTTATAACAGTGTCGAGCAAGCCAACGATCAGGCAATGGCTGCGGCCCAAGAGGCCCACCTTGAAGAAGAAGAGGAACTAGAAGATGTTAGGACCGCACCCGATGTGGTGTCCGACGCTGAACTTTTTGAGAGTAAAATCTCTCAACTTACAATATCAAATAAAGAGCTCCATGCTCTTTTAGTTGAATCCAAGAATCAACTTAAAAAACTCAACTTGGAAAATGCCAAGCTTGTTTATCAAAACAAGGCATTAAACAGCGCCTCCTTGAATGAGCGACAAAAGAATCAAATTGTCGAGGCTGTTCAATCTGCCAATTCTGTTGAAGAAGCACGTATGATTTTTGAGACAATTCAAAACGCAGTGGGGGCCTCGTCCGGACACCGGACACGCCCACAAACACTTCGTGAAGCCGTCACAAGACCTACATCGCTTTTGATTAATTCTAAGAAAAACAATACGGCTACAAAAGATCCTAAAATGGATCGAATGCTACGTTTAGCAGGTTTAACAAAACATTAACATACTAGGAGGTTATATAAAAATGTCTATTGTACAAAAACTAACCGAAGGTATCGTTAACCGTGACCTCTCCGCAGAAGGAGTTGCCCTCATTAATAAGTGGGAGCAGACTGGTCTTCTCGAAGGTCTCGGTGATGATACAATTCGGAGCGGGATGGCTCGATTGCTTGAGAACCAAGCAAAAGAATTACTCCGTGAGTCGTCATCCATGAGTGGTGGCGACGTTGAGGGCTTTGCGGCTGTCGCATTTCCCCTCGTTCGCCGTGTATTCGGCTCTCTGATCGCCAACGATCTCGTTAGCGTTCAGCCGATGAGTTTGCCTTCGGGCCTCATCTTCTTCCTTGACTTCACCGTTTCCGGTGAGATCGGCGATGGTCGTACCGCGCTGAATCGTCTTGGATATGTGACCGGTTCATCGCTGTACGGTGGTGGAGTGGTCGGTAGTCAGTTGACGGGTGGTGTCAATCTGGGTCCGGGTAAGAACTCGGACAATGCTGGAGGCTTCTTTGGTCCCGGCGCCGGTTCTGGCCCCTATGCCCTTAACAACGGCTACTCGTCTCCGACGGGATCCGCAGCGTTTACCGCCGGCGGACCGAGCGGTGTTGCACCCAACGGTATTACTATTATTGCTTCAGGTACTGTGGGAGTCTCATGGGACCCCTCGGCAGCTGAGCTTGCAGACGCTAATCTGCTCGCCGTTCTTCGTTATCAGGACGGGGATCGCTTGGTGCAATTCGATCCAGATCTTTCTGGTGCAGCTGTTGCAGTCGGGATCCTTTTGGCTTCTGATATCTCATCGACAACCGATCAGTGGAATTCGAAGGATTTTGTTACCATTACACTTGGTGACGCGCTCCCGAGCAATCCGCTGTTGGGAGGCGCTGCGCAGCAGCGACGTCTGACACGTCTGGATTATGCTAATTCGGCCAACATTCTGGTGGTGGTCTCAGGATCCACAGCAAATCAGGCATCTGCTTCTCTTTTGGCTGCAGATACTGCTAGTTTTGCCATTACGGATGATTTCCAACCTGGCGGTGCCCTTGGTTCCGTTATTGGTGATCCGATCTGGGGCCTTGAAAATGAAGGCAATATCCCAGAGATCGACATCAAGGTCGATTCCGTGGCTGTCACAGCTATCACTAAGAAGCTGAAGGCCAAGTGGACTCCGGAGTTGGGTCAGGACTTAAACGCCTACCACAACTTGGATGCTGAGGTTGAGCTTACTCAGATTCTCTCTGAGCAGGTTGCACTTGAAATCGACCGCGAGATTCTTGAGGATCTCGTCCGCGGCGCTACTGCTGGGACTCGCTATTGGAGTCGAGCAGCCGGCCGCTTTGTCAATCGGGAGACTGGTACCGAAGTTGGTGCCTCTACTGTAACGCCGGATTTCACTGGTAATGTCAGTGAATGGTATGAAACTCTCATTGAGACAATCAATGACGTTTCGGCACAGATCCACCGTAAGACTCTTCGTGGTGCTGCAAACTTTGTGGTTACATCCCCAGAGATTGCTAATATCCTGGAGTTTACTGCTGGGTTCCGTGCTAATGTGACCGCTGATAGTGACCGCGGCGAAGCGGGTACTGTTAAGGTGGGCTCGCTCTCGAAGAAGTTCGACATTCTTGTCGATCCTTACTTCCCACGTAATCTGCTCCTTGTGGGCCGACGTGGTAGTAGCTTCCTTGAGAGTGGTTATGTGTATGCACCGTACGTGCCGCTGCAGACCACCCCGACGATTTTTGGTGTTGAAGACTTCGTGCCTCGCAAGGGCGTGATGACTCGATATGCCAAGAAGATGGTTCGTCCAGATATGTATGGACTGGTTATCGTTCGCGATCTAGTTTAGTCATAACTGACGTAAGGTCAAAATAGTGAAAGCCCCGTCTCTTTTGAGGCGGGGCTTTCTATTTAGTACTAGATCAGCCGAGGAACATTAATGGCGATACCTAAATTAAATCCTGCATCCACAACGAATGTTAATATTTTACCTGTTACGGGGTCCACAACGAATGTGGCAGCCACATTGCCATTTGGTATTTATGCCTCTTCTGCTCCGTTTCTTTCGGGCGCCGCAGATCAAGTCGCCTACACTTATAAAAAGTTGGGAGGGGATGTTTTAGATATTGAGTTGGCGGAGGGAAATGTATACGCTGCATATGAAGAAGCGGTCTTAGAATATTCATATTTAGTAAACTTACATCAAAGCAAAAACTCTTTATCTAAATTATTAGGAGCCCCAACGGCCTCATTTGATCAAGATGGACAAATCGTGAGCGGTTCGACTTTGTCTGGTTCCAATATTGAACTTCGATATCCGCGTTTCGACTATGGGTTTACCAGAAGGGTCTCGGAACGATCCATTACGGAAGTAGGCCTCGGTGGCACACTACCGATTTATTCGGGATCCATCGCCCGTGTAGTAAACCAACAGGATTATGATTTGCAGGCGATTCTATCCGCTTCTTCGGCCACGGACACAACGCAATCATATTTTGGCCAAATCAAGGATAAACGTGTAATTGTACGAAAAGTTTTCTTTAAGACTCCCCGGGCTATGTGGAGATTTTATGGATATTATGGAGGGTTTTCTGTTGTTGGAAATCTTCGAACGTATGGCCAATATGCGGATGACTCCACATTTGAGATTGTGCCCGTATGGCAAAATAAGTTACAGGCTATTGCATATGAAGATGCTTTAAACGTGCGCATCTCCCATTACTCTTATGAGATTAAAGATACCAAACTAAGAATATATCCACAGCCCCAGTCTACCAGTCCTAAAAAGTTTTGGGTTGAATTTACTATTGAAAATCAGTTTGCTCCGTGGGACGAAGGGACTGGAGAGCCCAAATCAGGAATTGAGGGGATTAATAATCTGAATACTCTCCCCTTTAATAATCTTCCTTATGAAAGTATCAACTCTATGGGTAAACAATGGATTCGTCGCTTTTCTTTGGCCTTAACCAAGGAGATGCTGGGTCAGATCCGAGGTAAATTTGCAACAGTTCCCATTCCGGGTGAAAGTGTAACATTAAATGCGTCAGATTTATTAGGACAGGCGAAAGCAGAGCAAGATCTACTTCGGGAAGAACTAAAGACGATACTGGATCAGCTGACCTATACCGAGATGGCTGCTACAGACTCAACACTTCAGGATTCGACTGCGAAAGTTCTACAGAATGTGCCCGCCGGCATCTACGTAGGATAAAGGGAGGCTCCAATGGCACGTAGCAAGCGCAGTCAGCAACAGATTGAAGATCAAGTAGGGCAAAAGAATGATAATATTGCCAATAAATTCGTTGAACAGAAGCTCCAAGATATTGAGTTTTCCCCTTCAAGTTTAGAGACCATTGATGGAGCGATGTTGCGCTTCATTGATGAAGAGCTCAATTTGTCTGTTACAACCAACGAGGGCTTTAAAAAAGTTCCAGTTCTGTGGGTTTCTGCCGAGCGCTCCTATCAGTTGAAGGCCAACAAAGATTTGCGTGATACAGAACAGATGCTAATTTTGCCTCTCATTACCGTTAATCGTGCTTCGGTGAATAAAGATCCCACCAAAAAGGGAACCGTATACGCGAATCTATATCCTGTCGCAGATGCCAAGGGTGGTACTATTACCGTAGCACGCCAAATTAATCCGAAAAAAACGGCTGAATTTCAAAATGCCTTCTCCAAGCGACGATATGGCCCGGGCAAAAATGTTTATGGTACAATGGCCAATACTAATCAGAGAAACATGTCAGTTCAAAGAGTGGTGTATGAAACATTCACGATTCCTATTCCTACGTGGATATCTGTTAATTATGAAATCACGTTGCGTACCGAATATCAGCAACAGATAAATGAATTGCTACGTCCTTTTGTAACGGTGCCCGGTAATTCTCGAATGCCCAAAAGGATAAGTTATGAAGATCATTTTTATGAAGTTTTTATTGATGGTAGTTTTTCCGACGGATCTAATAAAGCGGCCCTAGGAATGGAAAGAAGAAATTACGAACAGACCATTAATATAGAGGTTTTGGGATATCTTATTGGAGAAGGTTTAAATCAAGAGAAGCCCAAAATTGTTAGACGGGAAAATGCAGTAGAATTTAAGCTCTCACGCGAAAAGGTCATACTCGGGGATAGGGCACAGGAGATTGAAGACGGATTTTATAGAGATTAGGTACTCTTGCCCGTGTTCAATACTATTTAATAAGAAATATCCCACGCTTAGGAGATAAAACGAATGTCAGTAAAGAATTTCAAATTTGTATCACCTGGAGTTTTTGTCAATGAGATTGATAATTCCCAACTTCCAGCGTCGCCGGCCGGTATTGGACCAGTCATCATCGGCCGCGCTGAGAAGGGCCCGTCCCTTCGTCCTGTAACTGTTGATTCCTTTTCGGAATTCGTCCAAATTTTTGGTACCCCTGCACCGGGTAACGCCAGTGGTGATGTATGGCGGCGGGGATCGTGGAATACTACAGCCCCCACATATGGTGCATATACCGCACAGGCATATTTACGTAATAGTTCTCCTTTAACTTATATTCGTCTCCTGGGCTCTCAAGCCGACGAAGCCGCTGGCGCCGGCATTGCTGGCTGGGATGGAGGCACCTCCGGTAAAGCTTGGGGTTTATGTGTTTTTGAGCCTCTGAGTTGGAATGATACTGGACACGGAACTGGTTCTCTTGAGGGCGTATTGGCTGCTATTTTTTATACTACTAATGCCAGCACCGTTCTGAAATTAAGCGGCAGTATTGCGACGGCTCTTACGGGCGCTACGGGGACCAATAGAACGTTCAGCGGCGGCAACCCCATGACGGGCTCCAACATTGTTGTTAAAGACGATGGTGTCGCCTATGAGTTTAAGCTGCTGATCGAGAATGCTGATGCAAATAGCATTACCAAGACATCTACCTTTAATTTTGATATTAATAGCTCAAAGTATATTCGTAAAGTTTTCAATACTACGCCGTCCCGTACCAACAGCGACCTTGTTGAGACCGAAGAGAATTATTTTTTGGGGGAAACCTTTGATCGACACCTTAAGGCCAACATTCCTGAAACCGGAGGTCAAACGTACGCTTCTGTTGTAGAGATTAACAGTAGCGATAGCGATGCTGGTGTGGGTGATGATTTTAGGACCGGCCTCCAAAGTGGCCAATCGCCTGCGATCATCGGGTGTGATCTTTTGGAACGCGGAATTGTCGCCAATAGCTTTGATATTTTATTACAGCCTGAGCTTTTTACAGTTCATGCCATAAATGAGCCCGGCGACTGGACCAATAGAAATATCAAAGTTTCTATTCAAGACATTAAAGTCTCGACAAATGAGTCCGATCCATACGGAAGTTTTTCTGTGGTGGTTCGTTCGCTTAGGGATTCAGATAACGTTGTGCAGGTGATTGAATCATTTACTAATTGCAACCTTAACCCTAATTCTCTTAATTATGTCGCACGCAAAGTGGGCGATACGTATAGTCAGTGGAGCAACCTCGAACGTCGATACGTTCAGTATGGAGAATATAATAATGTATCAAAGTATATTCGCGTAGCGGTGAATGAAGACATCGCCGGCGAATCGCCGGCCCTTCTTCCGTTCGGGTTCAGGGGAATTATTAAATATAAGGATGACAGCATCGCCGGCGGCAAGGACGTCGTCAACACCACCGCTGGCAATTGGGTGACCGGTTCTACACAGAGTGCAACCGCCAACTCGGCACGACCTGGTTCAGGCTCGTTCGCATCGCTGATGACCGAGAATTCGGGAGCTTGGACAACTGGTTCTGTCTTTATTGTTAGCGGTTCAGCATTCGGTTTCGGGGCGCCTGGCGAAGATCCGTTCGGCGGAGGCTACGACGCTGAGAGTAATG